ATCTCCACAGACGAGCTGCCCGGGGCGGGCGCCAATAAGCGATCCATCACCCTGGTGGAAGCAATCCAGGCGACGGGCAAGCGATGAGGCAGATCCCCGTAGACAGCTTGGTCAAGCTGCCGCCATGGCCAGTGATACGTGGGGCTGGCATTGGTGGCCAAAAGCAGGCCCAGGCCAGCCGGGGGGCCGCCACCGCGCCGGACACCCTCAACTCCACCCAGTACGCCCGGCTGCTGCTTCTGCTTGGCGAGGGAGAACAAGAGGGCTGGCCCTCGGCCAGGGGCTATACGCGGGGCAGCAAGGCCTATGAAACCGCTCTGCTAAAAGATATTTATATCAACAAAACGCCAATTCTCAAGGCATCGGCAAATCCAAATAACCCGAAAACCACTGATTTTAACTTCCTAGGCGTTGTTGTTGAGCATCGCTATGGGACTGTTGACCAGTCATCAATCAAAGGGTTTGATGCAACCGAATCTCAGCGAGCGGTTGGGTTGCCGGTAACAGCAGCGACACCGCTGACACGCACAATTACAGATCCAGCAGTAACTGCAGTGAGGATTACCCTCAGCTGGCAGGCATTGCAGCAGTATTACGATCCCAAAAATAAGGTATCAAAATCGCTGACTTCCAGCATCTTGAAAGGTGGCGTCAAGTCACCACAGGAAGGCGATGTCATTGCAGTGGAGGTCAAGTATCAGATCCAAGTGGCGACTGCAGGTGGCAGCTTCAAAACCGTGGTTGACACATCTGTGAAAGGCCGTTCTGGCGATCTGTTTCAACGCAGCCATGAAATCGAGATTTATGGCCCCTTCCCCGTAAGCGTGCGAGTGGTGCGAATCACCCCAGATTCAAACAACTCCAAAGTCAATGACACAATGGTTTGGAGTGACCATACAGAATTAATCTATGCAAAGCTTAGATACCCATATTCAGCGTTGTTGGCGTTGCAACTAGACGCCAAGTATTTCAGCTCCTGGCCGCAAGTATCCGTAGACCGGTTAGGTGTCAAAATTCCGATTCCTGACAATGCAACCGTCGAGCAAACCACCGGCCGGTTGATTTACTCCGGCATTTGGACGGGCAACTTTGCCGAAGCTCAATGGACGACCGATCCTGCCTGGCATTTTTACGACCAGATCACCCATCCACGCTATGGGTTTGGCCATCGCTGCCCGCCTGAAACCGTCGATAAGTTTGCTCTGTATTCAATATCTAAATACTGCGCAGAACTTGTATCTGATGGCAGGGGCGGTTTTGAGCCGCGTTTTGCCTGTTCAGTCAACATCCAGAGCAGCGAAGACGCATACAAACTGATCAATCAAATGGCCAGTGTCTGTCGAGGCATGCCCCATTGGGGCAAAGGCTCGGTAACTGTTACGCAAGATGCCCCTGGCGATGCAATCGTCACCGTATCAAATGCAGACATATCGCCAGAAGGCTTTCGCTATGTCGGCTCCAGCCTGCGGGAGCGCCATACCGTGGCCGTTGTGCGGTATTTCAACAACGAGAAACAAGACTATGATTTTGTAACGGTTCAAGACAAAAAAGCGATTCAACTATACGGGGCAAAGGTCGCCAATATCGACGCTTTTGCCTGCACATCTCCTGGGCAAGCCCAGCGCGCCGGCGAATGGCTGCTTTACACCGAACAATACGAATCAGAAGTTGTGATGTTTGAAGGCACCTTGGCTCTGGGGGTGGAGCTTCGGCCTGGCCTGCGGTTCAGAGCAGCTGATCGTCTCAAAAGCGGCGTCAGGCGAGCTGGCAAAACCATTGCAGGCACAACGACCAGCCTCACAGTTGATGATGCAACTCAGACCGATCTGCCGACCGGGGCAGACGCAACGATCACCGCCAAGCTGGTGGATGGAAATCTGGAGACACGATTCATTGGGTCTATCAGCGGTGTGGTTGTTACACCAGCATTGCCATTCTCGGCAGCGCCATTGATTGGTGGCACTTGGTCAATTGACAACAACGCCATGCGCACAAGTCTGTGGACGGCCATTGGCATTACCGAAAGCAGTCGGACTAAATATATGGTTTCTGCATTGCGCCATAATCCAAGCAAATATGACTACATTGAGCGTGATATTCCATTAGATCAGCAAGTGTTTGCACCCCTGGAAATCAAGCCACCGGCGGCTCCCTCCAGCGCAACAGCCATCGCCGTGGTGAATCCAGCCACACGGCAAACCGATCTGCACCTCTCCTGGGAGGCCATCCCCGGGGCCGTCGAGTATGAGGTGGCGGTGCGCACCGTATGACCAGCAACTGGCAGATCTACAGAACCACTACGCCATCAATCGTGCTGCCGGGGGTGGCCGATGGCAGATACGAGATCCAGGTGGTGGCGATGGACGCCTTTGGCAACCGCTCTGACCCCTTTGTGCCCCCCACCCAGGAGGTGGACCGAACGGCAACCGGCGTCACCGGCATTGATGGCAGCATCGAGCGCGTGACAGATGCGGCCGTGGTGGCCCTGGGCGAGTGGGTCGTGCAGGCCAGCTGGGCCCAAATCAACAACGATTTGCTGAGCGTGGCGATCCGGCATTCGCCGGACATATCAGGCGCCAGCTGGTCAACCAGCAACCCTCTGGTCAAAGGGGAGACTCCCAACGCCGAGGGTCAGATGCTGTTGCCGGCGTTGACGGGGACTTATTTGTTTCGCCATCAAAATAGCAGCGGTGCTGCTTCTGCCACTACATCAGTGGTTTTTCACGCACCAAAAACGGCGATGGAAGTTGTTGCCACCATTGATGAAGCCGCAACAGGATTCACTGGTGTTAAAAGAAATTGTGCCTTTGATGCCTCGATTCAGGCATTGAGGCTGAATGATGAATACTGGGACGACCTGGCGTTGGATGGCAATTTTGATGCGTTGCCAGGGCCAATTGACGACTATGGCGCTCCAAAAGTTGATACAACAACATGGGATGAATTAGCAGATGATGGCAATTTTGATGCATTGCCAGGCACTATTGACGATTACGGTTTTGACAGCAGACAGGCAACTTATTACTTTGCCAATGATTTTGACGCAGGTGCTGTCAAGGATCTACAGTTAAGCCGCATAATTCGATCCCGATCCAGGTTGGTTGCATCGACATGGGATGCACTTCTGGGCCCAGTTGATGAAATTTTGAGCGTTGATAATGAAACAGCGGAAAGCGGCATTGTTCGATTGGAATATCAAGATTCAAACGATGCTTTGAGTTCTGGCCTGGCAGGCAGTTGGTCGGGCTGGAAGCCGCTGACGCGCAGCATCGTCCGGGCGCGATCGGTTCGCTTTAGAGCTTTGCTCTCAGTTGATGATATAAACCAAGACGTTGTGGTTTCTTCACTTGCTGTTGAAGTGGCTTTGGCGGCGACATCTGCAGGAGGCTTCAATACATTGGGGCCAGGCCTAAGCATTACAGATGGGCAACTGAATGCCGCGTTTCTGCCTGTAGTTGATACGCCAACAACAATTACTTATGCTGCCACGGTCAATCTGGACATGACAGTTTTGGCTGGCAAAATGGTCACCCTGAACCTTGCTGGCCCAGTTACATTTACCACAAGCAACCGAAGCGCCGGCAAAGAAGTGGCAATACGAATCATCTGCGATGGTACGACTCGCGCATTCACATTTCCTGGCTGGATTTTTACTCAATCTCCGGCCACGGGGCCCTCAAGTATTGCAGCAGGCAAAACAGGGATTCTGAGCGTCCGTTGCTGGGGGCCAGCCGACGCCGACGCCACAGCCGTTTATGCGGTGCAGGGATGAGAGGATTCAGCCTTCGAGATCAGGCGTTTTTGGGCAGCGTTGGTGCGCGGATTGAACCATCAGTATTGACGTTTTCAACTTCTACCATTGTTTATGTACCGACTCCAAACATAGCTGGCAATACTAGGCCTTTACAGTTAAGCCCATCTGGAGGAGCAATGAATACAGGGGCAACACCAAATCAAAGAAATTTTATATACAAAGACTTGGCATGCAACGACACTTCTGTTGTTTGGGTGCCTTCAGGGCAGGTTCT